AGGATATTTCGAATATTCCCGATGCTGTGGCCTATTATGAAGCTGAATTACTTTCAGCAAAACAAGATGTCCGTGTAACGGGAAGCATCGAGAAAGCCTCTGCGCAGATGCCTGGCATCGTAGAAACTCGATTCAATCAATTGCAAGAAATTGAAGGTATTCTAGAATATCTCAATATTGAGCTTCGAAGGCTTCGTAGCCAACACTTTCGTAAGTATCTTGAAAACTATCAACGTCAGCTCAGTTCCAGAGACTGTGAAAAGTTTGTAGAAGGTGAAGCTGATGTTGTAGATTTTGAAAAGATCATTAATGACTTTGCCCTGCTACGTAACAAATGGCTAGGTATTATCAAGGCCTTAGACATCAAGCAATGGCAATTGAGTAACATTGTTAAACTACGTACCGCAGGCCTAGAAGACGCCACTCTTTAATTATTGAATAATATGTGCAGATAAATATCTGCATGAAAACTATTGTACTTGTTACCGGAGGATTTGATCCTCTACATTCCGGGCATATTGCCTACTTCCGAGCAGCAAAACAACTAGGAGACACGCTAGTAGTAGGTGTTAATTCTGATGCGTGGTTGATTCGTAAAAAAGGCAGAGCATTTATGCCTTGGGATGAACGAATGACTATTGTTAAAAATATCAAAGATGTAGATTTTGTTTTGGAGTTTAATGATGACGATGGCAGTGCCAAGTCAGCAATAAAATTAGCCAGGCAAACCTGGCCAGACCACAAAATTATATTTGCCAACGGCGGAGACCGAACAGATGCTAACATTCCGGAAATGGAGTTTGAGGATCGCAATCTAGAATTTGAATTTGGTGTTGGCGGATTTAATAAGGCTAATTCTAGTTCATGGATCTTAGAAGAATGGAAGGCTCCTAGGACAGAGCGTCAATGGGGCTATTATCGTGTATTACATGAAGTACCTGGAATGAAAGTCAAAGAGTTAACAGTTGATCCCGGCAAAAGTCTAAGCATGCAACGACATAACCACCGTGCTGAATATTGGATTGTTAGTGAAGGACAAGCCGTTGTTAATAGAGCAACTCCGTTGGATTTTGAACTACCGCCTACAGAACTAAACAAACACGATCAATTACATATTGTCAATCAAGAATGGCATCAACTTACTAATCCCTACGAACACCCATTAAAAATCGTAGAGATACAGTACGGTGAACAATGCGTTGAAGAGGATATAGAAAGAAAATGATTCCAATTTTTATCGGGTACGACCCCCGAGAAGCCATAGCATATCATGTATGCACAAATAGTATCATTAGACATTCTAGTCATCCAGTGAGTATCAATCCATTGGCATTGAATATATTAAAAGACTACGAAGAGAAACATACCGACGGTAGTAATCATTTTATCTACAGTCGTTTCCTTGTTCCTCATCTCATGGAGTACAAAGGTTGGGCAATATTCATGGACGGTGACATGTTGTTGAGAGACGATATTGAAAAACTATGGGCATTGCGAGATGAGTCAAAAGCAGTTATGGTTGTTAAGCACGACTATAAAACTAAAATGACTGAAAAATATCTTGGTTCTAAAAACGAAGACTATCCTTGTAAAAATTGGTCAAGCGTTATTCTCTGGAACTGCGGCCATCCTGCTAATGCTGTAGTTACTCCTGAATTTATACAAACAGCTACAGGAGCACAGGTACATAGATTTACCTGGTTAGCTGACAACCTAGTCGGTGAGTTACCAGCAGAATGGAATTGGTTGGACATCGAATACGAATGTAACCCTCAAGCGAAATTAGTTCACTATACCTTAGGAACACCTTGCTTCCATGAATTTTCAGATCAAGGAGATTTTGCCAACGAGTGGCATCGAGAAAAAATTTATGTAGATTATTGTCTACAGCACGGCCTATGATCTTTTTAAGCAAGGATGGCAAGGATCCATATATCAACATGTTTGCACAGGGATGCAATACTAGAATAACCTCAACTGATGATTTTAATTACGACGATAGCACTGACTCGATTGTGTTAAGAGGCATACTTAAGAAAAAGTGGATGCATCAATGTTGGGAAGATGCCAGAACTTTTTACTACATGGACACTGGATATTTTGGCAACGAAAGAACCAATTCAAACCCCAACGGTTGGAAATATTGGCATCGCATAGTAAAGAACAATCTACAACATGACGAGATTATTCCGAGAAAAGATGATAGATTCAAACATTTTAACAAAACATTTCAACCCTGGAAGAAAGATGGAAGAAAAATACTATTGGCCAAGCCAGACGAAAAGCCCATGCGATTCTATGACTACGATCTAGATATTTGGTTAGAGCATACAGTAAATGAAATAAAAAAATACACAGATAGACCTGTGGTAGTTAGACAACGAGCACCTAAAAGATTAGATAGAACGGTTAACGATACACTAGAACAGGCCCTGAACGACGATGTATTTGCATTAGTCACATTCAACAGCGTGGCAGCCACAGAAGCTGTATTCCAAGGAATACCTGCGTTTACTCTAGCACCGGCTAATGCAGCTTCACCCGTTAGTCTTCAAGATCTATCTAAAATAAACGAACCGTACTATCCTGACCAAGATAAATTATATGCATGGGCCTGCCATTTGGCCTACGGTCAATTCCACAACAGCGAATTGCGCAACGGCAAAGCCATGGAGATGTTGTTAAATGGAAATTAATGATACGTCATGGGAAGGAACCTTTAGAAAATCTATATCAGGATCATCACCTGCTATATTTCGAGGAATAATAAAAAGAAAACATATACATGATTGTCTAAATCGAGGTGAAGATTTCTATTATATGGATACTGGATATTTTGGGAATTTTACTAGTGTAGGAAATCCAGACGGAAAGAAAATTTATCACAGAATCGTAAAAAACGAATTACAAAAATCTAAAATAGAATCAAAACCTGCAGATAGGTGGCGAGCATTAGTCAACGGTGATAATAGACTGCGTTGGCCGGGATGGAAAAAAGACGGCGATAAAATTTTATTGATTGTATCTAATCCCAAGTCCTGTCATTATTTTGGATACGACATGCCTCAATGGCTAGATGAAACTGTCGCTACTATAAAAAAACACACAGATATGCAGATTGTAATTAGACACAAAGGATCAAGATCTTCCAGAAACGGTGACAGCATCTATAACGCTTTAGATCAGAAAATTTTTGCCACAGTTGCGTTTAACAGTATTGCTGCAATGGAATCTATTGCCTATGGTGTACCTGCGTTCGTCACTGTTCCGTGTGCGGCAAGTCCTCTAGCTCTAACTGATTTTACAAAAATTGCCGCACCGTGGTATCCGGATTCCTCATTGGTTGCACAACACTGTCACTCATTGGCCTACGGTCAATTTACATCTGACGAAATAGCCAATGGCACAGCATGGAAAATATTAAATGAAACTTCTACTTAACGACAAAGAAATCGCTAGATTTTTGATTGAATTAGTCAATGTCTCAGATGCCTGCAAACACATTGAATTTGACGAGCGCCATACTGCCGGAATGATTCATTGGATCATCGAAACAAAAAATAAATCTAGATTCAATTTAGAAAAACATAGAGATAAAATCAAACAAAAGATCACTCAGGGAATTCGTAAAGATCTCAAAACATGGATGGATTTGGTAAATCAACAGATCAGTAATCACAAAGAATATTTTTATAAAAACATACACCGACACATAGATATTCTTATAGATAGACTAGGAGAAGAGCAGATATTAGAACTTTATAAATCTCATCCAAAACAAAATTTTATTAAAACTGTGGGATTTCAAATTGATCCTGACGCAGAAATGATGAGACGCAGACATTTTGATTCAGTGAAAGAAGATTGTCTTTTGCGTAACACTGTAGGCAACGAACAGATACTTGTAAATAAAATAGATCACAATCTGCCTTTTTGGTTCATTGACAGCGGCTACACCAATTTTATAGAGCCCAATAAGAAGTGGCATAGATTAACTCGAAATCATCTACACTTCAATCAAAGTTTTGTGGCACCGGCAAACAGATTATCAAACTTCACAAGTTTTCCTCGACCTTGGCGCAAAGATGGTTCTAAGATCTTAATTGTAGAACCCGGAGAATTCGCTGCCGGTATATTTCATGTTGAGGCTAAGTCTTGGGGTCAACAGGTAGCAGAAGAATTAAAAAAATACACAGATCGTCCTATAGAATTTAGATCAAAGACAAATAAAAAAACTAGAACCAGTTTGTATCAACAGCTATTAGATGGCGACTATTACTGTACTATTAGTATTAATTCTAACAGTGCGGTGGAATCTATCTGGGCAGGAGTTCCGGCGATTACCTTAGACAAGCATGTTAGTAATTCTGTAACTAGAAATAGTCTTAGTGAAATAAACAATCTCTATTATGGACCGCTAGGAGATTGGTTGGCCTGGCTCAGCTATTGCCAATTTACCTTTGATGAATTAATGGACGGCACTGCCTTAGACATTGTGAGGCGACATCACAATGTCTAATCTAACAGCAGTGGCCTACTATGCTGGGATTCCGCCTAATAATCAAAATCCAGAGAAGCCTCAGATTTTAGATAATTTCTGTCAAGGAGTTCGTGCATCCGGCGATACCGCTATACAGCATCAAGGAATGCATGCGATATCTTGTGATGTTGCATTGATACAGGGATTTGTGCATGAACATGGCAAATCTGCACCTCATCTGCAATTAAGACAAGATGCTGTGAATTTACAGAAGAACACAAATCGTCGAAGTCTTATCGTAGACAGTAATCTCTTTTTATACGCAGATCCAAATAATACTAAAACTTATCTAAGATACAGTTTCGACGGAGTGTTTCCAACCACAGGATTTTATTTTGATCGTGATATCGATTCTACTCGCTGG